AAGTTATCAAAGAAGATACAATCAACAAATGGGACAAATTAGGATTCTTAGAGGGTCTTAAAGGTCACATGAGAGAAAACGTAGCACAATTATACGAAAACCAAGCATCATTCTTAATCAATGAAGCATCATCTACATCTGATACAGGTGCATTTGAAACAGTGGTTTTCCCAATTGTTAGACGTGTATTCTCTAAATTATTAGCGAATGACATCGTTTCAGTACAAGCAATGAACTTACCAATTGGTAAATTGTTTTACTTTGTACCTAACATTCAGGCTTACCAAGCAGGTACTTCTGAACACTACGCACCTTATGGTTCTCCAAACCAAGCTGCGGGTCAAACACCAAACAGTGGTTATGACTATAACAATACTAAAGACCTTTACGATAGATTCTACGAAGGTAACGAACCAGCGTTAGACCCTCCAGGGTTATTTGACTATTCTAAAGGACAATTTTCCGCAATCACTGCTGATGTTGCTACTGTTGCTTGGTTAGCTGACGCATTAGTTGCTTCAGCTTATACTTCATCTGATTACAGAAAAGTATTGGTAGTTTTGTCAGGTTTTGCATCTGATGGAGCTGGTAAATTAATTGGACCTGATGGTCAACCAATGGATAACGAATCTTTCTTATCTGATTTGACTGTCTATGGTGCTGCTGGAAACACAACAACTTCGGCTAACACATCTAATCCTTACTTATTCAGAGTAGTAACTCAAAGATATGGTAAAGGTATTGTTCAATACGGTAACAACAACGATACATTAACTTTCCCTGGTAGTAAAACAGGTGGTGGTCAATATGACAATCTGTGTGATACTGAAGGTAAAATCTATTTAGAAATTGATTTACAGGTACCAGTATGTATTACTTGTGGTGGTTCTATGGACGGTTACACAGGTTCAACATTCTCTTCTAGTACAGCTGTTAACAATGCGTTTACATCTACTTATAGAATATATAAGAATTTAGAATTTGAAGATAAAATTGGTGAGGTATCTTTTGACCTTATGTCAGTTACAGTTTCTGTAACAGAAAGAAAATTAAGAGCTCAATGGTCTCCAGAAATGGCACAAGACGTTGCTGCGTTCCACAACATTGATGCTGAGGCTGAATTAACGGCTTTATTATCTGAACAAGTTGCGGCTGAAATCGACCGTGAAATCTTAAGAGATTTACGTAAAGGTGCGGCTTGGAACTTACGTTGGGATTACAATGGTTGGAAACGTCTAGGTTCAAGTGCAGTTCCTTACACTCAAAAAGACTGGAATCAAACATTGATTACAGCTATCAACCAAATTTCGGCTCAAATCCACAAATCTACCTTAAGAGGTGGAGCTAACTGGATTGTTGTTTCTTCTGAAATCAGTGCTATATTTGATGACTTGGAATACTTCCACGTATCAAACGCGGCTCCTGAGCAAGACCAATACAACATGGGTATTGAAAGAGTTGGTACATTAGCGGGTCGTTACCAAGTTTACCGTGACCCTTACTTCCCAGCTAACCAAGTGTTAATGGGACACAAAGGAACATCATTGTTAGACACAGGTTATATTTACGCACCGTATGTACCTCTACAATTAACACCTACAATGTATAATCCGTTCAACTTTACTCCGATTAAAGGAATAATGACAAGATACGCGAAGAAAATTGTAAATAATCGTTTTTACGGAAGAATTACCGTAGATGGCGTTCGTACATTTGATTTAAGAGAATTGAGATAATCAAAATCTTAAAGAATAATTAAAGGGACAAGTAATTGTCCCTTTTTTTTTTATTTAAATATTCTAAGTGATTTTGACACAATTTCAGATTCGGTTAATGAATATATACCATGTTTATACGCCATTTGAATAGATTTAATTAACATAAACTTTGCTTGTTCTTCTGTTAAATTATCAATTAAATGTTCAATATCTTCAGGTTTGTATATTGCAACATCATCAAATAAGAAGATATAAGGTTGTTTTTCTGCCTCCATAATATATTTATTGTAAGTATATGAAAATAAATCGAATTAGTGAAGCCACAGGTTCAGGAAACGTCGGAACTTTTAAAGTACCAATTGTTCTTGCCCCACAAGATTGGAAGGATAAACAATTGGCTCCATTTAATACCCCTGTTTATCATTATACTAATGCGGAGTTGGCGTATGAAGAATCTGACGGTGATTTTAAAGAAACTCCCGAACAAAGAAAAAAAATTGAAGATAAAACAGAATTACTTTCCAGAATCGATACATACTTAAAAAATTTTTACACAGGACAAAATGATGATGATGGTGGTAACATTGGCGATGTTAAAAATCCTGAAAAAATTATACAAAGGGCTATTGGCACACTTAAAGAAGATTTGGCAGTTTGGTTTGGAACAAAGAAAAAACCAAAAGGTAGTAATCAACCAAAAGGTCCTTGGGTTAACATTTGTAGTAAAGTTGACGGTAAACATCCTCCATGTGGACGACAAGATACGTCTAAAGGGTCTTACCCTAAATGTCGAGCGGCCGGAGTCGCAGGTAAAATGAGTGATTCACAAAAACGAAGTGCATGTCAACAAAAAAGAACCGCTGAGAAAAAAGACACTCAAACAGGTAAAGGTCAAAAACCTGTAATGACATCATATAAACCAAAAAATGAATCAATGAAAAAAACAATAAGATTAACTGAAAACGATTTAATAAGAATTATTAAAAAAGTTATTACAGAACAAACCGGTCTTGAAGGAAAAGTAATTAATCTTTTTTGTCAAAGTAAAAACAATTCATTTAGAGAAAGTGGGTTAACTTTAGATTCTGAAGAAGATATGTACGGAGGATTAAATGGTGGTGGATTTAAAAGAATATTTTTAACACCATCCCCAACCATACCAAGAGAATCATATGAGCCTTCCACAGTAACCCTAGATGTTATTCCTGCGGCTAAGATGGATAAAGATTTCTTAGAAAAAAGTAAAATGGCGAAACCTAATCAAAAAATTTATTTGATTAGTCCTAGAACTAACGTTAATCATTTTTGTTCAATTGATAATGGTACTGACAGAGAGTGGTCCAACTACCTAAACACACTTTAATCTTCTTTTTGGTAAGGTTGGATAGGTTTGTCGGGGATTGTAAAGTTTCCTCGTGTGTAACAAAAAGTTTTATTAAACCAATCAATTTTTTCATTAGACCAAGTGGCCATTTCTTGTGCATATTCTGCACTAAACTGATTGATGTCATAACCAATATAAGCTAATGTATCAGTTTTTGGATTAACAGTATTTGTAATTGTTTGTGAAAACAAATTACAAGAAGTGAACAATGCTAGTGTGATAAATAATTTTTTCATATGTTTTAGTTTATTAGGTTTTTGTTATATTTTTTCTAAAATTTTTTTAATAGAATATTTGATATTAGAAGTAATTTCTTTTTCAAACTTATTACGTCTTGACTCAACTTCTGAATCAAATAAAGTAACTACAGAATTCCATGACTTATCTCCTAATATTACAGTATATGAATAAACGTGGTTGATTATTTTTACACTATAATTTTCTAAAATTACAAAAATTTGGTCTTCTTCGTTTTTAATATAACGTTTGTTTGAGATTGGAGTTAACAATAAAACAGTTTCATTTTTTTTTATTAATTTTTCACAAATAGAAACACAATCTTTTTCGTATGTAGTAATTTTTGGAGTTGAAGACCGATATACTTTAATATATTGTTTTTGGATTAATCGTTTTAATTTGTGAATAATTTGTTTCATAATCTTATATTAGTATTTATTTACAAATATAATGATATTATTTAAATAAAAAAATTAATTATATATTTTTTTTTAACAATAAGCACCAGAACAATGTCTTTTCCCATCAAGACCTTTAATCTTACCTTTACACACTTGAACAGCGTGACCGTTAGCATATGCGGAGGGATACACGTCATATTTTGCTTTTGCGGCTGCTTTTCCTCTTGCACAAAGGGGTGTACCTGTTTTTTTTCTACCTTCATTCATTTCTTCAAAATCAACATATTGTGAGTCTTTATCCATTTCATTTTTTAAGAAATCAAAAACTTGGTCGATGTTTGTTTTGGCTTCAGAAATATGGTCATCAGCCCAATCATGTCCATTTTGAATTATGTGGTCAACTGCAGATGGGTCCATTTCCATAATCATTTCAAGTTGTCTTTTCATTTGTTTTAAATTTGAAAAAAACATATAATTTGCTTCTTCTTGTTCAGATAAAACACGTTTAACAATTCTAGTTAAATCTAATTCGGTTAATTTTATTGTTTTCATATATTATTAATTAAATTATGGATTATTTTTTTTATAATTAACAATATTAAATGTTAATTCTTGTTTATAAGTATATTTTTCTCCTGAAGTATTTACCTGAATATCAACATAATATTGATTTGGTATTTTATCTCTCATATCAAACATAAAATAATATTCATTTGGAGTTCTATTAACTGCTGTCCAATCTTGAACTAATACTTCAGTTGTACCTTCTTTTACATAAATTCTATAAAATGCCGATACGTCATCTAATGGAGCTTGACCAGTATACGCTTTTTTAATTGTTACCCCAACTTTTCTAATGTCAGTGTTAAGGATTTGTTCATTCTGTAGAATACCATAGAATTCAAATCCAAATTGACTAGGTTCTTTAGATGTTGAACCGATTTGAATACCTGTGGTATATTCTTGTAATACAAATTGATTTGTT